CCATCAGCTACATTCTCCAGAACTATAATACCTGCTGACCATTGGGCAAACTGTTGGTCACTTGTCCATGCTGGCTGGTCTTCGCCGTACCACCCTACAACTAGGTTCTGTAACTTCCTACCTGTCACGGTGGTAGTCTCTGAGTAGTCGTACAAGTGACTGTGTCCACTAACTGTTGATTCGTATAGCTTCATGGTATGGGATTTAGCAGCATTAACTCCACCAATAGCCTGTCCCATCAAGCCTGATACAAAGTAGTGACTGAAGTTAACCTCGCCTCTTGTAACTATCTCAAGGAAAGGACGTACATCCCAACCGTCAAACTTAAGGTCATCATAGCTTAGGAAGCCGTCAAGCTCTGGACTAGTATTACAAGCTCGTAGAATACGGTACTCATGGTTACCTAGTGTCATAATGAGTTCAGGGTTGTATATCTTTTTCTTATGCTTACGTTGGTGTTTCTGTAGCTTTCGTAGTGGAGCTAGGATACGCCTGTTGGCTTCATGTACAGCCGCTAAGTCCTTAGTGTACCGTCTACCTTCAAACCCTTTAGTTCCTTTATCAAAAACTGATAAGGAGGGCATGTCAGCTCGGTCACCAATATCTATTACAATGTCTGGTAGTTCATCTACAATCATCTTACCTAGCCAGTCGAAGCGGTCGAAGCGTTTATCTTCTGCATCGCTGTGGCTATCAGGGATTACTAATATCTTATTAATCACACTATCTCCTTAGTGGGTATCTGCCCAAGACTTACCAATAGCGGCTGTGCCTCGTAGCGGTATTCTAAACTGTAAGTAGGCAGTAACTTGGTCGAAGGTAGTCTCCGCTAACTCAGCAACTCTACCAGATACTTCCTCATCACATTCTATTTGTGCCTCATCATGAACATTCAATACGAACTCATATTGCTTACCAAACGTAAACTCTTTCTGTAAGTTCTGGTCTAAGAATACTAAGTAGTACTTCATAACCAAAGCACCTGCTCCCTGTAATAAGGTATTCAATGCACTGTGGGATGACCGTACTAAGTAAGGATTACCATCGAGTGCTTTAAGTGCTCCTGTTGCCTTATAGGTATTAGCTACTTTATCACTAAGCCTCTGTAATGCTGGGAATTGTCTCAGGAACTTAGCTTTAAGTTGCTTACCATCTTCAGCAGAACCATTAATGATACTCCCAATCTTAGCATCACCTGCTCCGTAGAGGAAGGCATAGATAAAGGTCTTAGCATCATCTCTAGTAGGTAGCCCTGCACCTTTCTGGTTGAGGGTGTGGACATCAGTCCCCTTCTCCTTATCACCTGAATCTACTGCCCTTGCGTAAGCGCCTCCATCGAACTTAGCCATATAATGAGAGAGTGTACGTAGCTCAAGGCCATCAGCGTCACAACCAACTAGCCTCTTACCTTTAGGTACTGTAAATAACTCTCTAGCTTCATGTCCTTTGTAAGATTTACTACTAGGTACTTGAGCCATGTTAGGGGCACTGTGGGTACATCGTCTAGTGACTGCCCCTAGTGTATTAACTCTACCGTGTATCCTGTTGGAGGGGGTTAGGTGCTTCATCCAAGCACCCTTACCTTCAGCAAGCATCCCTATAAGCTTCTTAACGATGAAGTAATGAGCTAGTATCTTACCTTCTGGGAAGTCTAGTTCTGACAAGATAGCATCGTTGATGATGATACCTCCCTTCTCAGTGAAATCAGTAGGTTTCCAGGAATATACTTCCATTAGCCACCTCGCTACATTCTGCCTACTTGTTGGATTGAATACTACTTTTTTGTAATAGCCCCATTCAAGGTTGTCGTTGTAGTGGCATCCTAAAATCTCATGGTTCAGGGCATTCTGTGACTTCGTACCGTCCTTCTTATAATAAACTGAAGGATAGTTCTTAGGAGTCCAGGTATCTAATGGTTTGAATACAGCTTCTAAAGCTTCTTCAGCGGCTACTGCCTCAAGTAATAGTGAGTGGTGTAGCTTGTCTGCTTTCTCTAAATCAAAGTAGACTCCATACTTCTCTTGGCGGCTAATAACCTTAGCGAACTCCTGCTCAAGCCATATAGCTTCTTTAGGGGGTAGTCCTTTGTCATTGAAGCGTTGCCATAGTTTAGCTAGTACTGCTACATCTTGTTTACAGTAAGCTAACATATCATCTGTAAGTACTTCCCAAGCATTCTCCTGCTTACCGAAGTCCCCTTTGAGGAGACGTAGTCGATAACCCCAAGCCTCTAAGGAATGCCTCCCTTTAAGCTTAGCTGGGATAGTCTTCCTGAAGGCATCAGTATTAGCTAGGTTCGTAAACTTTAGCTGACTAATTAAGAGAGTATCAATAACCTCCCCAGAAGGTGACCAATTATGTAGCTTTTTGAGTACTGGCTGGTCGAAGCTGATGCCGTTGTGAGCAATGATAGTTGTTGCAGAGGATAGTAGTAGCAGTAAGTCTTCAATCGTGCCGTCACTACCCTCTAATGGACGTGAGGTGAAGCTATAGTACTTGTCTTCCTCTACTAAATAACATACCCCACAGTGTACCTCAGTAACTTGTTGGTAAAGTCCATCTGTTTCAAGGTCGTATATGATTGTACGTGGGTATATGATTGGTTTAGAAGTCGTCATCTGTTGTCCCCTCTACTTCTAGCTCAAAGTCTTCATCTGTTTGGTGGCAGATACCTGTGGCTCCATCGTATGTAAAACCAACTGTAAGTCCAGTACCGGTACCACTAAACCTATCTTTTAAGATTCGTATTAGTCCTTTATTACGCTCCGCTGGGTCTTCATGGAGAGTATTACGTTCAATACCAAACATCGCATAAGACCACCGCATGATAGCCCTAGAGCCTGTGAATTGTCCTTGCTCTGTCTTACCGCCTGACTCATGACTTGCACCATACTTAGGGGGGTTTAGGTGGCTTACTAGTAGAATCCAGATATCTAGTTCTTTAGCTAGTCCAGCTACCTCAGCCATCAGGCCATCGAGATTACGTCTCTCATCGGTAGCATGGGCATTAAGTGCAGTGAGGTTATCTATGTAGAATATTTTGATGTTGAAGTTGTGGAACATATAACGCATCTTTGCACTAATGGATTCCCAGTCATTGCTACCAAAGTTATCAAACATAAATAAGTCACCATCAAGGGATTGGGTAGTTTCAATTAGTTTCTCCTTATCAGTATCTATTTTAGGTAGGTGGTAGTGACAGCCATCAATCTTACCTGCTACTCGCTGTAGTGTCTCTTTAGTCGATTGCTCAAGGATAAATGTCCCTACCTTCCAACCTTGCTGTAGGTCGAAGGCTATCTGACTAACTACGAAATCAGTTTTACCTATAGAGACTCCTGCCCCTACTGTGACTACTTCCCCAAACCGTCTACCATACATAGCATCAGTTAGCTTTGAGTAATAATATTCAAAACCTATCTGTACTGGTAAGGCTACTACACCTAATAAGTCAGAGGGAGTTACAATGTCGTCTGGCTTGTACTTCTCAGCATTGTAGAAGGCATTAAGGATACCTGCCTTGCCTTTGTAGATTAGGATGTCGTTAGCATCTTTGTAATCAGCGCTACGAATAATACGTACCTTGTCAACAGGGAGAATAGTTAAACATTCTTCTACTGCTTGTCGTCCAGCATCGTCACTGTCAAACCAAAGGAATACTTCTTGGTATCCACTAATCCAATCTAGGTGCTTTGCTATTTCTTTCTTAGCTGCACTACTACCATTCTTAATACTAACTACTGGATACTTACCGTCAAAGGCAGTAGCTACTGACAAGGCATCAATCTCACCTTCAGTAATAATTAACTTACGTCCTGTATTACCCCATAGTTGCTGACCAAACATTAAAGCTTCTTTAGGTTCACCAATGAACTTAAAGGACTTATCTGCATACCTTAGCTTCTGGGCTACAAGTTCTTTCTTGTCGTTGAAGTAGTTAGCAATTTGACAAAGGTTGCCTGTACTGTCATGTCCCATGCCATAGCTGTATTGCTTAACTATTGCTTCGGGTATCTTACGTTTGTTTAGGTCTGTGTACTCATAAGCTAGTAAGCCTTGAGGTGTTCCTTTGTTACGTGGGGTATTCTCCATCTTCTCTCCTCTTCCTGATGTATTACAAACAAAGCAATATGTACCTCCATTTGAGTAAACCGCTTTACCATCGGATGAATTACAGCTGTCACACTTGGTATGGTATAGGAATTCACTCCCATCATCCTCGTAGTCTGCTTTCATTATAGCCCACCAGTAGTTATTGCCACAACTAAAGCTAGTGCTAGTACAACCAGTATTACTATAGTAACCTTAAGTAACACTACTTTCCTTTTTAATAGGGAGTTTTCGAGGCCTCTATCATATACCTTAAGAGTGGATAAATACAAACTAACCTCCTTATTCTTCAAGGTATCCCTTAAGGAGATTATAGGTAGATCCTGCTTCTTTAGTAACGATAGATTACTATCACGTTCCCTAGTCGCAACACAAGTAGGGCATTGGCATACGCTGAACTTTCTCACCCCGGTTGTGGTTACTGTCTTAGTTACCATCATTATAGCTCCTGTCTAATCATCGCCTCGATGTCATCGTCTGAGATGTCACCTAAGTCATAAGGGATATCATCTGAATGCTGTAAGTAATTCCCCAGCTCTCTGTACACAGCTGACTGTGCTTCGTACTGTTCTAGGTATGGAGACTCAAACATTCTCTCTGCTACAACGTCTTTAAATAAGCTCACTCTATATATTCCTCAATCGTTACGTCACACCGTGGTGACTCTTTATCAACCCCACCAAACCGGTAAGTAATTTCTTTGATGAAGTGATGGTTGTCGTCTTCTAGTATATCAAGTTCAACTAAAGCATCATGGGTAAACTTAGTAACTACACTACCAATATTGTCAATATCAAAGGCTCTCTTGGTAGAGTAGTAGATGACGTAGGTAACCTTGCAAGGCTTTGTCACCTTATCAAGACTACGTATATCATCTGCTACTAAGATTTTAAATGCTTTCTTTATGCTGTTACTTAACTGAAACTGCCAGTTACGATAGCTATTGAGGTTGAGGTAGTAATTCTTTTTCTTACGTACTCCCATCTCGACAACTATCGGAACGCTAAAGGTCTGTGACTGCATTAAAAGTCTGTGTCGTCATCGTCAGCAATCGAGTTCGTTCCTGAAGGTTCTGAGGTAGTCTCGAAGCCATCTTCGTCATCGAAGCCACCTGCATCACCGCCACCAAAAGCAACCAACTCAATAATCTGCATCTTATCCCAAATCAGACTAATGCCTACTGACTTGGTTGAGGCCATTGAGTATGGGTTAGCAAAGACTACACATTTTACCTTAGAGCCATTACCAACTAAAGGGATAGGGGATACGATATTACGTTTAGCATCGACAACTGTAATACTATGTTGCTTGCCTCGTTCCTTACGACCATCAATATCCTTTAGCTTCATCTTAAAGATAATCTTACCGGTAGGCTCACCCTCTTGGTCGTACTCGTCAGAGAATACCTCTTTAGTAGTGTAAGCTCCACCTTTAGCTCCTAGAGTAGCCTTAGTCTCAGCTAATGCAATATCTCGTATCTCTTCTAGCTTGCTGATGAATGTCACTACCGTAGGGTCACCAGGGTCACATACAAGACTCATTGATAGTTCACCAGTCGGTGTGTACTTACGGTCTGGTTCTGCAATCTTACACCATAAGGTTGTACCTTTAGGGGTTGTTACATTGATTCCTTTTACTGCGAATGGTTTAATAGTTTTAGTCGCCATGTGTAGTTCTCCTTATGGACTTTAATAATAGGCTAATTGCCTCGTTCGTTTCTTACAGTACTTATAGTACTTAAAGTTATCATAATAAATTAAGCATCCTTTAAGTTTTACAACCTCTACCACCTTTAATTATATTTAAATAAGTCAATTCTTGAGATACTTTAAGTACTGTCTATTTTTCCCTCTAGGCTTTCCATACTAGGGGCGTTTCATTGAAAGTTAGCTAAAGATGTACCTACTATCCATTACCTCCTCTAAATTTAAAGTATTAATCATTATATCATTACCTCTCTCTTCAAAAGCTGGATTAACTTGCTTTATCCATTGTTGTAGTGGTTGTTGTTTAAAGAGTTCTACATAAGCTTCTCTTACTCGAAGGTTTAAGTTGCTTACTTGGTTAATAGGAACTCCGTAACTGTCGTGGATAAGGTGGAAGTTAGTACAACCATCTCCTTTCATTTTCAGTACAGTAGAGGATAATAGAGTTGCATCTAAGCCATGTATAAAGTTAGGTGCAATACCATTAACCATCTTCTGTGGGTTTAGGATACTGGTTTCAGTCCTGATAGATAACTTACCGATAGGAGTTTGTACTTTCTCTTCCTTGGTTCTATGTATCCGTTGTAGTATAGGGAATCTGGTAATAGGTGTTGTATAGAATACCCACCTACCTTTCTTAACTACTTCGGCTGTAACTTCTTTTAAGAACTCTTGTCCAATCCTAGCTCCTTTAACTGTTTCAGCAATTGCTCTGTCATTTAAGTCAGTAAGTATCTTTGCTGTAATCCACATATCACCTACCCAGAACTTCTTATTGTTAT